TGCCAGACTGGCGTTGGGAAAAGATCGTAACGTGTGATCAGATTCGACATGATAAACTCCAAATAGGTGAGGAGCTAACCATGACTCCTCGCGGGTCTATTTCTCGCGACCAACCGTGTTTCGAGATCTTACGTCCTGCAAACCATAGGTGGGTTTTATCGGTTTTTACCAGCAGTCCAGTATTCAGCAGGTTCCCTATTCACTCTGCTTAGTCTCGATCTTGGTGGAGGTAGACGGGATCGAACCGCCGACATTCTGCTTGCAAAGCAGACGCTCTCCCAACTGAGCTATACCCCCTTAAGAACTGCGTTTTGTTTTCAACGCCCACCCAGAGAACTCAATCTCTTTCTGACGTTGGTTCAGCAGACGCTACTGCTTATTGGCTCCTCGGCGTGGGCTCGAACCACGGACCTAGTGATTAACAGTCACCCGCTCTACCAACTGAGCTACCGAGAAATGAACTTTACTTTATAATGGTAGACTGTGAGGGATTCGAACCCCCGACAAAGTGATTAAGAGTCACCTGCTCTACCAACTGAGCTAACAGTCCAAATGTTACGATCTTCTGTTGCGCTTCTTCGAGAGGCGTGAAGATCATATAAGTGGTACGGGATGACAGGGTTGAACTGCCGACCTTCTCCGTGTAAAGGAGTTGCTCTTCCACTGAGCTAATCCCGCATATATGGCGGATAGGGTAGGATTCGAACCCACGGTACCCTTTCAGGTACGACGGTTTTCAAGACCGTAGCGATAAACCAGACTCTGCCACCTATCCAAAATGGTGTCGATGCGAAGAATCCACTTCGCCGTCCTGCTGCTCGACAACAGCTCCCTCTCTCATACGCTCGTTCACTGGTTAGTGCAAACGAGGAGAGGCGTAGGCGACTCGGCACTCGCTAGAACCACCCAGCTTGTGTTCTCCGACTATCAGACAGTCAGACTGTCATTCCTACGGTCCATTAGATTAGGCGGGGAATCGTCCGTCGTTCCCTCTTTCAACTGTGCTCTATGTATCTCTTTCAATACCTACGACACAGCTACCTAAATGGTCTTGGCGGAGAGATTCGAACTCCCGACCCTCTGGTCCCAAACCAGATGCGCTACCAGACTGCGCTACGCCAAGGTGTGTTATAAAACGACTAACATTAGCAAATGCTCATAGTCATTTCATAACGTAGAAAACTTGTTTGGAGTGATGTCATGTTATGGATATGCATAGACTGACATACCGTTCGCTTTACTCTGCAACCTTATTTCAGGTCATGACTCCTATTTCAGTTGCAACTCAGTATTGGCCGTGCCTGCAGGACAGAGGGACCCATTGACTGTGCGCTGTCCAGGAACACTGGAATTTTCCATAACACCACACCAAACAAGTTGTTTCTACAAAGATGTTCCAGATTTTTCCCACTCGGTTCAGGCTGCAATAGCTTCCGAGCAGGTGCGTCACAAGGGCGCACTGAAACATCCATGAAGAAACAACTTTCGTTGTTTCCTACCAGATTCAATTTTCAAACAGCAAGTACCGTATTTAGCTATCATATTAGGTTTATTAGAAGTTGTCAAGCAACTTTTCCACTTTTTTCTTGTCGAAGTAGTCGAACCACCAAGACAAGATTGCACTGATGAACAGAGCCGCAGTAGCCAGCACATCCATCTTATTCGTAGTCCACAATGCCGTGTAGATAGTGTGAAGCACTTCTACAGACGCGAACGAAGCGACGATAAGAACGAATGGCTCAGCCTTGTGAGCAAACTCTTTCACTTTACTTATCATACCATGGTTTCCTTCAATTGTCAAGTCACATAATTGGTACCGCATAGCGGAGTCGAACCGCTCTCTTTAGGCTGAGAACCTCCTGTCCTCCCGATAGACGAATGCGGCAGAATTGGTCCCGTGTATGGGATTCAAACCCATGATCTCCACGCTTGAAAGGCGGGTATGTTGGATCGCTACACTAACACGGGATGGTCCTCCGACATGGTATCGATCCATGGTCGCACGATTATCAGTCGTGTGCTCTACCTTTGAGCTATCGGAGGTGAATTGGTGAACTCTCTGGGACTCGAACCCAGCACCTTCGGTTTAAAAGACCGCTGCTCTAACCAACTGAGCTAAGAGTCCTTAACGGCAGACTCGTTCTCGTTCAATGCCGTAGTGAGTACGACGTTCAACGATATAGCACTGAGGGCGGCGCGGAACGACATAGCGTTCCTGATAAACAACAGGGCGTTGTTCAACATATACTGGACGCGGCTGCGAAACTTCATTAGCAACCACTGCACCAGCAACTGCGCCGACTGCGCCTGCAGCTAGAAGCTGCTGCTCTCTTGCTGTGCAACCAGCAAGACCTAGTGCGATAAGTGAGACTGCCATAATTCGTTTCATGCGATACTCCATTCATAATCGTCGATTGTCATAACGGATTCGTTTCCGTCATATTCGTCGATACGGTATTTAGTCCCCGCAGGGACATCAGCGATCTGTAGATCGGAAAATCTTGTGTTTGCTTCGTCACCAAGTTCTTCTACGACTTGCGCGAGAGCGGGATCAGCGCGATTGATATTCCAACGATCAGCTACTTGACCAGTAAGTTCGCGATATCGCTCTACAGCCTTATCAGAAAGACCAAAGCCACCGAAGCAAGCATTATATACGATCTTCGTCATTCACCCAACTCCGCTTCATGAATATCAAAGCCCCAATCGGAGCGCCCAACATAAGCCACGCCAGCAGCTTCAGCTGCTTCACGAGTGCGATATACGCCTACGAACTCCCACGAGTCCCACCAGAAGGCGATCACAGTATATAGTAACACACCTATTCTCCATTGTCAAGGCACAACTCGTTCTATGCGCTCAGGTTCATACGGAAAGTGATCGCGGAAGTGCTTTAGGGCTTCTTCTAAAGAAACGCCACAGAAACGAGCTTCCCGTCCACCATCGAAGTAGAAATCATAATATAACACAACCATACTCCATTGTCAAGTGACTCATCGACAGAGTCTTTCATATTCCACGATATAACGGCGACCGTATCTATCGTATTCGTAAACTGGCTCATCCCAACAGTATGCCGTGGGGCGAGGATAGTAGTAGTATGCGCCAGCGCCAAGGGCGAGCGCACCTGCTGCGTATGGCACCCAGTTATTCCTTGGGCGCGGAGCAACATAATGTCGCTGAGCGGGCGCACGATAACCATGACGTTGATCACGACGATGCTGCGCTTCTGCAGCGGAAGTCAATGCAATCATGGCAACAGTGGCTAATGCTACGACTTTCATGTTACTCTCCTATTGGCGATCGCGGATGGATTCGAACCATCGACCCTCAGATTAGAAGTCTGATGCTCTATCCAGCTGAGCTACGCGACCCTTGCGTTTATATAGCTTGCGCGAGCGAATCACGCGCAAACGAAACTTAGACTGACGCACTTCGCGTGCCATCGGATTCCGTTTTGACGCGGATGAGCTTACCGACGAGTTCCCAGTCATAAGTCTTTTCCTTTGTCTTTCGATCCTTGACGAAGTCCATCTTGTATCCCGTGAATTCCTCTAGGTATAGCACGGCATCCTTGATGTCATCGAATTCTTTCATTCCCGTATTCTTGTTCATATACGGCTTGGCTATATATTTCACGCAGCGAGTTCCTTCACGATTTTGCCCATACGACGACCGTGAGCGGGATACGCCACGACGCTGACTTCCTTGCTCCAGCAGGCGCGACAATCGCCACACTTACCTGAGCGCTCATACGCATCGCACACCTTGTTCGCAGACGTTTCGCTATCAGCGAACGGAATCACAGTCGAACCATGATCGGCGTCGAACTCGCCAGTCATAGAGTCTGACGAAAAGCGAACAGCAACGTTTTCCAGCAGCTTCATACGCTCGAGGATCGGGCGGATACGAGCTACCTTGTATGACTTCGTAGGAAGCCAATGGCGAACGTGAGGCGTCTTCTGCATCACGAGGAAAATCTTGAAGGCAAGAGCCGGATGATATACATCACCCGAGTCGAACCAGCGGAAGAACTTCTGTCGCTTCAACTCAGCGACCATATCATCCACCCACTCTGCGCGCTTCCAATCCTCACGGTTATGCTCACGGACTTTAATCGCGTCGGGCATCATATAGAAACCCTCGGCAGCATAGCATCCGGCACAGACCGCGACAGGCTGCTTCGTATTAGGATCAATGGATCCTGGGCAGGTTTTGCGCGCCTGGAGTGACCAGGATTTAGCAGGCATCTTAGAAGCCTTGGACAACTTAATCATCACGAACTTCCCTTCATCTTGACTTAATGATACCACAGGCAGACTCGATTGTCAAGGGCCTGTGGTACTGGTAAATCAAGCCACTATCTGAGGACTTTTACCCCACCTCTTTGACGTTCCCCGATAGCGGAGGGCCGAGGTGTATTCTCGAGAGACAGAGTCCGGACTCTGCCAAACGATGGAGCTTATTCGACGTAGGCTTCCTTCGTCAGATACTCGCGCACAGAAGCGCGGGCAAATTCACGATCTTCACGTTCAGCTTCCGCGTCACGTTCCATCTGAGCGAACTCCTTGAGCACAGCGTCCTGCTCGTCGGTGAGCGGGCGCTTAGTGACAGGATGCAGCTTCTGCTTTGCAGAAACAGCTTTCATCGTAGCGAGGTTCTTCGCCTTGACAGCTTCGTCGACTTTCTTCGACGGAGCCTTGTTCTTTGCGACTACGGCAGCGACTTCCTTGGAAATCGTCTTCGCAGGACTCGTCTTCGCTTTCGCAGCAGCCTTAGCAGAAACAGCTTTCGCCGCCTTAGCAGGCTTCGCAGCAATCGTGGGAAGCGCAGTGTCGGTGCAGACATACGCAGTAACCGCACGACCGGAGTCGCGGATAGCTTCGAGCTTCACACCTTCCTTACGAGCAAGGAACAGAGCACGACGCGCACGACGGGGCGAACCAGTCGCCGTTTCGAGCTGCTCGGGGGTGAAACGGTTAGCGTTGGACTTCAAGAGGTCAATTACGAACTGGGCTTTCATATACAGGTCTCCAAGTGGTTACATAATGAATGATAGCTGGTGCTATCGTGATTGTCAAGGGCGATTATCAAGATAGTGAGCGTATCCGAAAGCGACTAGCATAAGCGCGACGATTGAGAGGAACGGCGCGAAAATGATGAACTCGGCGGACATTAGCTAACTCCTTGACTTTACCCTACTTTTTAATTGTACCACGGTAGGGGCTAGTTGTCAAGGCCCAAACCGTGGTTTTTTGGAATTATTTTTGTATCAATTTTCGATACGTTCCCAAGCGGAAATGAGCGCTTCGTAATTGATATCGTAGGGAAGCGCAAGAGTTTCGAGTTGCTTAAGGAACGTAACCTTTTCTGTTACGGTTTCAAGAGCGCGGAAATCACGGAAAATCGACGTTAAATCCATATTAGCGGTTCCTTATATAAGGGGAAGCTATAACTTAGCTATAAGCTATAGCGGGGGTGGGGGTTTTCGAACCACCCTTAAAACCAACTGTAAGGGGTTTGGGGGTAGTTGTCAAGGGCGTTTTCGGGTAAAAATGGCGATTTTTTTGTAACTTTTCTTGTTACGAACGTTAACGCTCTGTTAACAAAAAAACGGGGGTTTGTGGCCCCCGTTTTGATTAGACAGCTAAGGATTTGCTCAGTATGCCAGCTTCAGTAGCTCGACGATTTCTGGGAACGTTTCTTTCCAGTTCGTACCACGGGTGCGATCCAGAGCTTCCATATATCGGACGAACGATGCAATATGCTGACGACCTTCTTCATCGCTCACGAGGTCGATGTTGTTCTTCAGATAGCCTGAGATGTGGGTCTTATGGAAGTGAGGAAGTGAATTGTTCGTGTCGTAGTCGCGGATGATCTTTTCCTTGACCTTGCGCGGCAGATAAGCCATATCCACAGGTTTCGGTGAACGCAAGATACGAATGAAGTATCTATCGTATCCCATCGGCGAAAAGAATTCGTGCATACGCATAGGCGCATACAATGAATAGATACCAATGCAAGTCGTGATCGTATCTACGTTCTTGTCGAGACCGTAGTCCTTGAGCATCGACATATTGTTCAGGAGTGTATCGAACTTCAGCGGGAAGCGGATGAGATTGTATCTTTCCTGAATGTCGTCCGTCGAGATACGAAGGATGATGTCCTTGAACTTTGATAGGCGCTCGAGGATTTTCTTATTGATGACGCTGAGATTCGTATCGTATTCAAGAACGATGTTCTTCGCATAGTCAGCTTCGATCAAACGATCAAGGAACACATCGTGCTGAGGCTGAAGGAATGGCTCGCCACCTGTGATATAGACATGAGCAAGATGAGGAGCAAGCTCGTCCAGCTGTTTCCACCAACGGGGATCGTCACGCCACTCAGGCATATCGGAAGAGTAGGTATAGCCACCCATAACCTTTGGAGTCTTTTCGATCTTCCATTTGCGCATACCCGTATTGAATACATCGCTACCCGTTACCTTCTCATGGTCTTCGTACCAGAGAGTTGAATAGAGCGGCTCGCACATAACACACTTCGCATTGCAGAGATTGCTGAAGCGAATGTCGAGTGAGATCGGCATGATTGGCTTAATCTCACCAGTCTCAGGATTCGATAAGAAATCGACGGCATTCTCTGGTGTAGCTGATCCAACAAGTGGATGACCCCCAATACGTCTGTATCCATTCTGTTCTTTGTTATTTGCTCCTTCTACGTTCTGATAGTAAGAACGCACGACACGAAGTGAAGTCGACAGAACACCCTGACGATTAGCAGCATCGTCACGATCCCAGCAGACTTTACAGATCGGATGACGTTCGCCTTTTGACTGGGCTAAACGAATTTCTTTGTGGAACTTTGAGTTGATCGCATCAAGAATAGAATGCGTCAGAACGTTCATAGTCTGACCACTATCGTCGATCGAGATACCATGTGAATCGCCGCCGTTAGGCAACGTGTGACCAGTGAAGCAGCAAATCTTGAAATCACCCGATGGAAGAATTAGGATTGACGACCAAGGCATCGTGCAGAATGTGTCTTTAGTGAAACTCATTTTAGACTCCGTTGATATAGTCTGAAGCTGTTGTGAATTTGTCTATCAATAGACGATTATGATAACGACCGATACTTCGATCCAAAAGATCAACATACTGATTCATCTTTTTACCTGGATAGTTCGCAAAACCTATCATGAGAATTTTCTTATGACCTTCATACTTTTTGCTTTCGTGTCTCGTGCGAAGATTATTCCATGCGAATGAATTCGTATCTTCGGGAATGTCGATTTTCCAAGGACCAACGATAGGCTTATCTACAGGAGCAAGATGCAGACTTAGCGTTTCTGTTGGGTTGTCATCATACAACATAACGCGCAAACGAATTGGCATATCAAGCATCGATCGCATGTCGCGATGCGGGATAATATCTTTGTCGCTCGACCACATAGTCCACATGAATCCGCGATCTAGAAATGGTAGATTGTCATGAATCTGATCAAATATCTCTGGAAACTCTGTGAAGATTTCTGGCACATAGTTCTTACCCCAGATCATTCTGGAAGTAGCTTCGCAACTGTCGATAGAACGATACGGTGTTTTACCTTCTGGTCGATCATTCTTCAGAAAATCTTCGGCGATATCTTCTTTCATCTTCAGTGCAAACTTAGCATTACGATCATAGAAATCCACAAACTTTTCTATGTCATGTGGTACGATCTTTGGAATAGCAAAAGGAACAAGTAGATATTTTCCGTATGCTCGTTCAAGCTCGGTGTATTCGGGAGTACCAAACACTTCCACAGCTTCTTCAGCTCGCATACGAGTTAGATTATTCTTGTTCTCTACGATCATCGCGTCCCCATTTGATAAGATTCCATCCGCGCTCGTGTAGATAGTAGATGAATGAATTGAAGATAGCGGCAAGACCTGCTACAGCTAGACCAGCTTTCCAATCACCAGTAACAACATATGTATATGTAAAGTTAACACATGTGAGCAGAACTCGCCATGTGATAATCTTAGCAACAGTTCTTTTATATGTTTCAGTGAACATTATTCTATCCAATACCTTTGACTGAATTGTGGACGGATACTTCTACGAGTTTTGTTCTCAGAGTCGACGTGTTTGAAGTAAGAATCCGATATCTGCATATATCTAGCTGTCGCATCTAGATTGCCTTTTAGGAACCAGCTATCTCTGATACTATATGTGAACGAAGCTGTTTTACCATTACAGAAAATGTCATTCGACCACTTGGGATACAGAACCGTTTTTACATACGGATCTTTCAGATGCATATCAAAGCGATTAGAAAATCCGTTTGGTTGGAAACGTTCTTCGTTGATTGATTCGAACAGATTACGATCTTCGCAATACTTGATGAAGTTGTTCAAGACATGAGCTTGCTTGATTGGTAACTCAGGAAAATCTGGAGTCCAGTAGAATAGCTCATCATACCAGCCCTTATAGTAATTGCGTTGAACATAAGGACCAACTGTGTTGTCGATATTGTCGGTGAACACGAAGTAGTGTTTTCCGTTCTCTCGAATGATAGCAGGCTTTTCTTTACCCCAAACGAAACACAGCTTTTTACCTTGAGCAATTAGATTCTTGTAGTCATCAATCTTTTCACGAAAGAGATGCTTTGCTGGATTATTGGGTGAGAAGTGGAAGTTGACATTGTATTCGAAATCTAGTTTCCATGTATCGAATAGATCAACCACAAACTGGCTGATATCTACAATGCGAAAGTTGAAGTCGTATCCAGCGTCTTTTAGTTTCTTGATATCGGGAAGAACAACATTTGTGATTTCTGCATTGTAGTGATTCTGATAGTTACCTGTCGCCTGATAGTTCCAAGTCGTAGCAATCTCGTCGATCTTTAGTCCAGCTTCTAACCACGCCATAAGAATGTTGTGACTATCACTACCGCCGCTGTACCAAAGTACCACATAATCATATGCTTCACGGATCTGCCTCGCTCGTTGCTTATACATCTCCCATAGATCAGTCTCTGGCTCTTTTTTCCAGTCCATCTTGCTAAAGATGTTGTCGTTGAAATTCCATACAACAGGAACGTTTGATGTTCTTGATAGTTCGAATGCTTCATATTTACTGTAGGTTGATTGCGATCCTACAGAATAGAAACCAAACTTATCAGGATTGAACGTGATCATAAAATGGTGCCCATGGTCAGATTCGAACTGACACTGTGCGGATTTTAAGTCCGCTGACTCTAACCTGTTGGCCTACATGGGCTAACACATATTATATAGCGTCTGCATTGCAAAGAAAATGGCTGGACCGTATGCTATCCAAAGCAACAATCCAGCCATTAGGAATAATAAGGCTGCACAGACGTATGCAGCCTTAATCATCAGAAGCGACGTTCTGCGCGAAGACGCATAGTCCAGTTGTTATCGCTTTCCTTTTCAACCTTGTTCGTTGAAGAAGCGAGCGTATAACGGACATCCTGCTTCATGTTTGAGTAGATGCCTTCAACACCAAGCTCGAAATCCTTTGTAGGAAGCCAAGCGAAGTTTGAACCGACTGACCAAACAGTAGCATCACCGAAGCCCTTCTTAGCATCGAACACCAGAGCCTTAGCTGTTTCTGGAGCCTGGATCTGACCGTATGAACCAAACGCATTGATACGATACTTGTCAGTCAGCCAGTGCTGATAAAGAGCAGCAGCATTCCATGACTTAACAGATTCGATGCCAGTGCTGTAAGCGATAACTGAAGGCTGATTGAACTGCCAGCCATTCAGATCGCGTTTCCAGTTAGCAATCTTGTTTGAGCCATAAGCTGTAGTGTATTCAGTCATACCGTCAGCATAAGCACCTGTGAGCCACAGAGCGTTATCCTTATGACCAGTGAATGGCAGGTTGATCTTAGCACCAGCACCAGCTGCCCATACATTCTTAGTCTGATCATAAGTCAGACCAGTTGTGTCAAGAACCTGTGCTTGACGACCAGCACCCATAACCTGAACTGAACCCCAAGGCTGATCCCAACGGACGTTGCCTACGAGATTAAGATTCTTTTCGTTCTGTGGAGCATAGTAAGTCGTAGTAGCATTTACACCATCAACAGGAGCAATTGCCGTATCAGTAGCATCCTGAACAGCAACAGTTGCACTCAGACCACCACCGAAGGTAGCTGTGTAAGCAAGCTGCTTAGGATTGATGATGAACGATGCCCAGTGCTGTGCTGAGTAAACTGCGCTTGGCATGAACGAGAAGTTGTCTCTCGAAGCACCAGCAGTGATACCAGCGAACTGAATGTAAGCATATTCCATGATAGGAGTCGTAGTCGTTGCAGACTGCGAAGCACCTGTTGGATTTGCTACGTCAGCAAGAGTACCAGAAGAACGGCTGAATCGAATACCAGCAGCTGTTCTTACAGTACCGAAGTCGGTTGGTGTGCGAGCATCGAGATCAATACGACCGCGAGTTTCCCAACCAGTTGTATTCTGACCAGCACCGTATGTGCTGATTGCCTTAGCTCCAGCAGTCACCTTGTAGGTATCACCAGACGGAACATAAGCAAAGTCCTGACGAATCATGCCGCCCACGCGCAAGCAAGAGTCCGTACCAGGGATATAGAAAAAGCCTGCACCATAAGCATCGCAAACCTTAACATAGTTTGCTGGCGCCTGAGGTTGAGCCTTTCCAGATGGCAGATCTACCGCACCAGCAATGCTGGTGGAGGCAAGAAGAGCCAGAGCTGTTAGTGTCTTTTTCATTTCTACTCCTTAGTTGATGAACACATTATATATTAGCAGGACAGCACCTGCAACAATTGCCATCCAGTTACAGATAGCAATCGCGATGGCTATTTCTAACCATTCGCGATATTTGGAGCGGGCAACAGGATTCGAACCTGCGACGAACAGCTTGGAAGGCTGACACTCTACCCCTGAGTTATACCCGCAATTCTTTTTCATTTCCAGTTTAACCAGTCCATGATTTTTTCTGGAGACGTTTCGCCATACGGATCAGTCTCGCAGTTATTCATGAATCCTGGCTCTTCGAACCATGCTTCGATGATACCGTTATTGACAATCATAGCATAACGCCAGCTACGATCACCAAAACCAAGATTGCTCTTGTCAACAGTCATGCGCATTCCATGCGTAAAATCCATGTTACCATCTGGAATGACTTTTACATTCTTAATGCCTTGAGCTTTTGCCCAAGCATTCATCGTGAATGCGTCGTTAACAGACAAACAGTAGATTTCGTCGATACCGTGTTCTTGTCTGAACTGATCATACTTTTCTTCGAAACCAGGAAGCTGCATCGTTGAACAGGTTGGCGTAAATGCGCCTGGAAGTGAGAATACGATAACTCGCTTGCCACCAAAGATCTGATAAGAAGTCAGATCATCCCAACGATAAGGATTGGGTCCCTCGATACTGTCGTCGCGAACGCGGATCTTAAACTTAACAGCAGGAACAATTGAACCGATCCTCTTTTTACTTACCTTAGCGTGTTGCTTAACTTCCCAGTTATCCATATCATCATAGTCATCAGCAGCCATAATCATTCTCCACTCCTATTAGGCTTGTCGAGTTAGATAATTCGGACGCACATACTTAGCGCCGAAGAATTGCTTAACCAGATTGATAACAACCTGATCATCATACTCCTTACATGAAAAAACGTCAAGATACATAGCATTGCCACCCATTCCATCATCAGGAACAAAGTGGGCACAAATGTTCGACGTTTCGATCAGCTGGACAAGAGTATATCCAGCCTTGTTACCAGATCCAAAGTTTACAATCTGTGGCTCGCCATAAGGAACCATATCAATCTCTTGAACAAGTCGCTTGACGAAATTATAAATGGTATTCTCACTGGTAATGCAAGCATGATCCAGTTCAGCGCAATCTAAAATTAGATGATAACCCCAATATGCCATTTTCATTACTCCTAAAGTCGTTCGAAAGATTTACCGCTTCTTGTGTCATAGGTCCATTCATACCATGACTCGAAAAACGCTCGTACAGCCTTCTCGTCGAATTTAGGATCCTTGAGGATATCGACGATATTATCAGTCGTAGCTCTGTTACTCACACAATCATACTCACATCTACCAAATGTAACAACTGGTGTCTTATGCAACAGTGTTTCCATACCCGTTCCCGAATTAACAACAATAACAGCTTTAGCTTTGGGGATTAGATCGTGGATAGAAATGTCGTTAACCCAAATGACGTGGTTAAACTGACTTGCTGCCTGATACAGCGGAGCCATACTTCCTGGATTAACAGGGTGGCCCTTAACGATTAGTGGTTTATTTAGTCTTTCAGTGGCCTTACAGGTAGCGACTAGAGCATCCAAAACGGAAACATTTGAGTGATATTTGATCGTTTCGTCGTGTGGAATTTGGCACGGAAAGAAGAAAAACTCTTCTGGTAAGTTCAGTTTCTGAGAAGGCGGTTGTTCAAACTTGCTTCCTCCCAATGCAGCGCGAGCTTGCATCTGAGAGTAGAAACTACCATGTGGAACTTCACGATTCTTGTCAATTAGAAATGGATAGCACGAAGCGCCGCCAGCGAATCCCTTTGAGTCGATATAGAACTGCCACGGAAACACTGATTGCATATAGTAGCGAACAATCTTATCGCGGACCGGAAACGTATCTGTCGACTTGTGTGGGATATATACGATATCTGCATCAAGAGATTCTACGAACTCTGGAGTAAACTGCCAAAGTGGCTTTTCAATGAATTCGACTTGATCGCCCTTCGTGCGATGACGATGAAGAAGTCGATTGCCCATGTTCTGCCAGTGAACACGGATTTCAGGAATAGCTCCACGAGCTTCAGGAACAGGACCTTCCTTGAACGTAACGTCGAGTCGAGGGAATAGAATTGCTACTTTCATTCTAACGTCCATAGTGTCATTGGAGCTGCATACTTTACCCAATAAAAGAAAGGTTTATCTTTTTCGGGAATAGCGAAATAGAGAATTGGCTGAAATGTGTGTTCATCAACACCACGATGCACCTGCATCACTTCTTTATCGCCGATTAGTTTTCTTACGTTCTCTGCTTCCTTTTCGTCCTTGATGTAATGAAATGGAAACTCTAGAACGTGTGTAGTTGACATTGGTCTTTCAATTACTTTTGTCATCGCATCATCCTATCAAAGTGTTGCTTCTTCGCAACGTAGGTTGGATTGTCATACTTGCGCGGACCCTTACCAGTCCAAATTGTAGTTCCTTCCTTGAACTCCCAATCCATGAAGTTCGAATCAAAATACTGATAGTTGTAGCTATCTTTCATGTTTTCATAAGTTTCGCTGATAGCAACCTGATCCAAAAACCAAGCGATAGGACCCTTACGAATCCGATTTGCAACTGCGTGAGCAAAACTCATTGCACGAGAAGAATAGTAAACTGCGCCAGCGGCACAACGAGTTCCCTGTGCTTCCCATCCAACAGTTCCAGGCAAAGGCTCACGCAAAAACAAACCAACGTCACCATGCAAACTGCTTTCGCTGATAGGTTTCATGATGAGACAGTCTGTATCAATAATAAGATACTGATCAGGACGAGCAATCATCTGTGTCATGACAGACAAGAAACGATCCGTCGCATATAGAGTTCGAATAGTATCTTCACGAATGGCTGGATTCTGAATCCACATAGGCGCAGACGAGAACGTAAAGTCGCTCTGTGGCCATCCAGCAATCTTGTGATATCTAGATGAAAGATGATCTAGGAATTGCAGATCTTCATCGTTTGGATCAATAACATGAAGATGAATCGAAGTTTCCGCACAAGCAGCACTTGCAATCAGAGCTGGTGCATGCGCATGAAGATATCCAGAATCGCATGATGCAAAGAGTTTCATTATCGGCCTATGATGCTATATTCGCCAAATGTATCGTTTTGAAGATTAGGAGCCCATCCATTAAGAACGGCTTCTGCTCTCGTGTCGTGCCATAGCTTAACTAGATCCTGACGCGGATGTTCGCGACCTTGACCAGTGAACCAAGCCGGCTTCCATGGTTGAGTGCTCATTTCAGTATAGTGCAAATGCCAGATATCGTCAATAGCACGACCGTCGCCATCATGACAGTTCCAGCGCGGATCAAGATCTAGAACGTAGTCGCTTCCGCTAAACATATTGATGTAGCGATGATGCGCGTCTGGATTTGGTTTCATTCTTGAAACAGGTGAAAGCAGATTACCCATCATTTCGCAGTCAAATAGAATGACACAGAACTCATGCCCTCCAAAACGAGCGCCACGGCGAGCAGCAAGAGGCTTACCTTGCATATCAATGCAATACAGCTCAGCAATATCCTTGAGATTGAGTTGGTCCACATCCATGTAAATGGCGCGACCATTGAATCCACACGCCTCTGGAATCGCCCAACGGAATCCGCTAAAAGGCGTCGACCAACGTTGAGTTTCCCAACCACCCCATATACTAGACTCATCCCGTGACTGACGCATCCAAGTGATATCGAGCGGAAGAGTCGTATTCTTGCGGAGCGTATATTCCAGCACCATTTCTGCTTCAGCGTCTTCATTGTTCGCAGATGTTCCCACGAAAATACGAATAGGTTCAATCATTATCGTCTCCTAAAAAACATACCTGTAGTCTGCATGAATGGCTTCTGCATAGTCGATTTTTGTGTACGAATGCGCTGCGTTACGTCATTATCATAATCAAAACCATAGTCATTGAATACATCACGCCAATATGTTAGCGGCTGACAGTTCACATGATGATGACCAGGATAGCCAGGAGGAGCAGCAGTGCAGACAACATACTTACAGCGAGCAAAGGCGTGCATATAGAAATCTTGATACTTTTCTTCAACGTGTTCAAGAAATTCTACAGACCAACCAAGATCAAATTCTGCGGGAATCGTGTAGCAAGGACCAGTGGTGAAATCATGAATGATGATATCAGTATCACGTTCTTTCGGAACTTCCCAGTCACCATCAATCCCGACGGCTTTCAATCCACGCATTCCCGCGAGCGCGACCATACCTCCAGGCCCACAGCCAATATCAAGGAATGACTTAATCTTAAACTCGTTGATTAGGAATGAAAGAGTCCCACGATCATTGTGGGTCTTGTTGAGATGTCCGCCCAGATGCGAGGGCAGAGAATCTTGATTTTGATCTGATGTGTTCTGGTCCACGATGCCATTTCCCATTAATGTTGTCATTCAAGTAATTGTCATTCTCGAGGACGCCATGAGCAAACTGCTCTTTTACTTCCTCATAGTTTACTCTACCTTTGGTGCTGTGTAAAGACACAATTTCTCTTCGGAAGAGTTTTTTGTCAGAATCTTTGATCTTAGCCTTGAGTAAGTCGCTGGATCCATAGTATGCCTTCCAGTCGGATTCGGATCGCTGGCGGCGACTCTTTCCACGGGCTTTACGGATAGACCAGAAGTATTTACGTCCGATATACTTCTGGCCTTCCGGTGTCGTAATGATATAGACGAAACCATACGAGTTCCCGATATCTTCACTTGTAAACTCTTTTCCGTCAAATGTCCAAGGATTTTCGTAATCAGCCATACTTTATATAGCGTGATTAGAAACCTCTTCTGGATAAAGATCTTCAAGCTGTTTCAGGATCAGTTCTAGTTTATCCATTTCTTTCATGACAGCATCAAGTTCATCAGCATGAATGAGATGAATATTTGCCTTGATGCTATCAATTTTATCAAGTATCTGATTATAACGTTCGTTGATGCTCATCAACGATTCACTCGTCATCATCCTCGTTATCCTCTAGCTCAATGCCTTCGGTAGCACCATCTGCCCCACAAAAGGGACAGTAGGTTGGTTGTTCTTTCTTACCACGACGTTCATAGCAAACAATGTAATCGTGTTCTCCACACGGACAGGTGAGTTCTTTATCAGGCATTGATTAGATCTCACAGCCGCCCGCAACGCAAGCAAGTTCCTGCGCCCCAGTTGTAGTGTCAGTCTTTTCGTAGTCTTTGAGTTTGCTCCACTCGATAGACTTAGGCATCTTAGCATCGAACGCTTCGTATTCTTCTTTCGAGCAATCCTGATAAGGAGCTTGCTTATAAACGTGCTCGCTGAATGGAAGGAACGAAACACCAGACATCTTGTCAAAGTGATTGTAAACCCACGCACCAACGTCGAGCCATTCATGTTCCTTAACAGAAATCGTGACAGATGGCTTATGTTCGCACCAGTGGTCCTGATAAGTAACCCAGAGTTCCAGCTGTTCGATAGCAGACATATCCTGACGGAATACTGCGTTCTCTGGAGCCTTCATTGGGAACGAGAACACATACACGTTGTTCGGACGCATCACGCAATCTTCAACTGGAACACCAGCGTCGATCATAAGAGCTGCTAGTGGATCTTTCTTATCCGCGCGAACAGTTCGAATATAGTATGGATTGTGGCGTGCATGAATACCAGAAGCAGCATCAGTAAGCTGACTAACAGTACCAGAGGGCTTAACGCAAGTGACAGCAGCAGACTGTGGGATGCCGATCTCCCTAGCAAACTTCTTGTTGGTTTCAACTGCGATTGCTCTGAGTTCTTCGAGACGTCCTGCGAGTCCTGGAGTTTTTCCGTTGGTGAGATCATTGTCCATGATACCTGTCATTGAAACGCCGAGAAGACGTTCTTCTTCACAATTCTTCTTCCATGATGATGAAAGATACTTAAAATTCGTCAGAGTTGACTGCCACGTTCCGAGGATAGTCGCCCAGTAAACCTTTTCCTTGAGCGTTTCCATAGTGTCAGTTGCACGAACAACAACTTCTGACAGATTACAGAATTCCTTATCGCGCAGAATAATCTCTGAGCAAGGATTCGTACCAAAGTCATAGTTCGTATCGCGACGACCGTGCTTGTTAACAGTAGCCTTAGCAGAAGCACGATTGAAGATACCACGCTCACCAGACTTTGATTCATAGAGCGATTTCCACTCTTCCATAAAGATACCCATATCAGGCTTTTCTTTATAGACAGCAGAGTTGTTCGCGAGCGCACGCTGTGATTCATCAAGCCACCACTGACCAGACTTAGCTGTGCGCATACGATCATCATTCAGGTCTGAAAGAGAAATGAGAGCAGAACGACGAACGCCGCCCACAACAACAATATCGGCAATCTTACATACAATATCGTGACACTCCAGTGTATTCAGACGACGACCAGCAGCCTTCTTAAAGATATCAACTGAGAACTTGAAAAGAGCATCGAGAGGTTCTGGACCAGACGCACGACCACCGAATGTCTTGAGAGGAGTTCCTGCTGGACGAATCTTGCTGAGATCCCACTTAGGAATCTGTCCAGAGTAAAGAAGATGAACGAGTTCTTTGAGAGCTTTAGCCCAACCCAACTTGGAGTCGGCAACTACGATAGTGGTATCTGAGGGATGGAATTCTTCGGCAATGATGGGGAGTTGTTCTACGTCTTTTGATTCTACTGAAAAACCTACGCCTGTTCCATTCATAAGGATGTATAGGATTTCATCAAAGGCTCGTGGTGTATTAACAGCAACATACGAGCAATTATAAGCCGCGACGTTCTCGCGTTTCAGTGCTTCACCTGCAGTCATAACGCAACGCATCGAAGGCATTACCTTTTGCGAAAGAACTGCATCTTCGAGTTCCTTACGATATACCTTAACGTCATAGTTGTGTTGTTCTTTCAGATGACCTTCAAAGAAATCGAAGAAACGCCCGATTGTTTCTTCCCATGATTCTCGTCGACCCTGATCCCACATGAATCTCGAATATCGTGAAAGATGAATAAACTGCTGATAAAGGGTCGGTAGTGAATTAGACATGAATAACTCCGTTTCTTATTGTTCGGGCAATATAATATCGTTCGCAGAATTGCTCTGCGTCAACACTTCTTCCAGTCTCGGATGGCCAGTTTAAGAGCGAGTCCCTTAAACGTGGATTTATTTAGTAAGTGCTCAACTTGCGAACTACTAAGTCCAGACAACACAGCATCATTGATGTCTTTGTAAGTCCAGTTTGAGTTCCAGATAACCATAGCATATCCACGTTGAGCAAACGATTCAACTCGCTTTACTACTTGTTTGTTACGAGGCTGATTGTCGAAGATAAGAACGACATTTTCCCCGTTCAAGTTATAAAGCGCACGAGTGAAGTCCGTGCCACCAGCAGCTATAGCGTTGCTAAGAAACATACTGTCAATAGGACCTTCCGTGACGTATATAGTATTGCCACGATTTACGTTATCGAGTCCGTAGATCAAAGGATCATCGGTAATTCTCAATGTAGCATAACGCAAGGACGAGTTACCCATAGCGCGACCTGTAACGCCTGTGAGTAACCCGTCCTCGCGACGAAACGGAATGACCAGCCGTTCGTCTGCTACCAGACGCCCCTCATAGGCTGGGTTCAACGTTTCGAGTTCTTTGAAATTGCGTGCGTAGTAGAGATCTTTCCAGCGTTCCTTAGGAATCTGGCGAGCTTTCACATATTCTACAGCACGATGATGTGAAGGAAGTTGATCGAGACGCGCAAGCATCTCATCAAGAATGATAGATGGACGTTCAACAATCGTCTTAGGAATGATGAACGTATTTTCAGTATTGGCTACTGATTTGTCTTTGAACGACTCGAGTCTGTACGACTTGGCCAGACTAGGATCAACGAGCTCAATAAGTTTACCAAGATTAGTACCGACATCGCAATTATGACACTTGTAAATGAGTCCGCCTGATTTCTCAAACAGGTAGCCTCTCGCCTTCAATTTGTTCCTCTGTGAGTCACCACAGAAAGGACAGCGGAAATTATAGACTCGCTCAGACTTCCGCTTGAACAGCAGAAGCTTGTGCGAAATCATCTGAGCATACTTATGGTCAATGACAATAGACATAGATTCATTATAATAAGTTCAACGAAGGTTGTCAAGACTTTATTTGCTTTCTGGAGTAGGTTTCTGATCAGTCTTGTAGTATTCCTGATAGGCTGCAATCACGGCGTTCTGTTGCTGAATATACTTACGCAACTCAGCCACATTCATGCTTAGATTCTGATAGCCTTGTGGCGTTAGGGCAAATAGAACTACGTTACCTTTAGTAGATAGTTCTTCTGCCTTTGCGGCATAGTTCTCAGGAGTGATAACAGTCCAGTTCATATCGGTTTGCATGACAGGCTGAACAGGCGGAACGATAAGCTCGGCGCGCTCAACCAGAACTGGTTTATCTAATACTTTAGTCGTTTCTGTGCAAGCTGTCAAGAACAAACAGCATGAAGCTAGAATAATTTTCTTCACTTCGCAGCCTCCTTCTTAGGAATCTTTGAATCAATTACATCTTGGCAGATATTGTTTCTAACCTTACGATTCAGTTCATCTGGAGTTAGAGGCGAACCAGTCACAAGCTCATTACAACGAAGCGCATCCTTGGTGCCACGATTGGCACGAGTTTCAACTTCTGTTGGTTTCTTGGCTGCAAGCATGGCAAGATCGCGCTGCTGGAATTTCTTATTGAGCGCATTTACATCACTCTGTGCCTGCTGGACTTTGTCTGCGATTTCTACGTTGATAGCCTGCATCTTTTTCATGTCGGCTTGTTGCTGTTCCATGACCATCTTTTGCTGGGTGATCACACCTTCCATGCGAACTTGAACTTCTTTGGCTGCTTCTAGTTTACCCTGAAGTGCTTCGATATAGAAATATCCACCCGAAATGACAGAGAATAGAATTGCTGCAATCGCGATCTTAATACCCAATCCCATTTTCTTACCCCTTATGTTTGAAGTATTGGACTTGGCGTTCTCTTCTTTCTGCGCCCGCCCTCGAAGGATACGTTCCGAGATTTTTTCCTGTCTTTTTTGAGACAAGGCGGTATCCACCGTCTGTTTTAACAATGTGCTCGCGTTGGACACTTTCGCTTCCGTTTCCTCCGCCACCACCACCGTTTCCACCTGATCCATCACTACCACCTCCCATTGCACTGGTGCGACTTACTGCTTTGACGCGCTTACCAAGTGCTTTATAAAAAACTGTTTGTTCTCCTGTCATCTTACGACGCATAACAGCAGAAAACACCATAGGCTGACCATACTTTTTCTTTGGTCCCTTTGGTCCTAAATTTGGCTGACGCTTACTCCAATGAACGTCTGATGTGCTAGTCGCTGGACCAGCTACGTTCGCGATACCACCAGTTGTTGGTGATCCTGGTCCGCCGCCAAGATCTTCTTTGACTACACCAACCTTTGATTTCAGCCATGCTTTTCTTACAGCTCGCGTGAGCGTTGCGCGCGCAGCCGGAGACTTAGCTGGTTTAGATAAACGAGCCTTGTTGACTTTACCTACAAGTTCTGGGGATAATTCATTGAGCATTAGATTTTCCTTAGAACATCAACAACTCGCATATCCATGACAACTTCGTTTGATCTAATCGAGACGTTTTCTGTACCAATATTTTCGACGAGTTCTGGCCAATAGTTCAACAACATAAGGAATGGCTTGAGTATATGTAAATGATCGTACAACTTAAATACGAGCATTCGCGTAAGAGCTTTATGCTCGAACACATTATACAGTACCATCAAATGATTCAGTATCAATCTTTCCTTAAGCTCACCATGCTTTTCATAACGCCCAAAGAGTCTACGTAGATTTTTGATTCTATTCAGAT